AAATTTGGTTTTGCAAGTCAAAAGTTTTCAGGCGGTGCAACAACTCAATTTAATACAAGGAACGAAGCACCAGGACAAAGAGTTGGAATCGGTGCAGCCCATGAGTTTGGATCAAAGGCTTATCCGCAATTTCCAAGATGGTCAGGTCCAGCGCCTAAAGGACCAGGTTCACGCGGTTGGTTTATATTCCCAACATTAAGGCACTTGCAACCTTCAGTCATTAAAGAATTTGAAGATGTTATCATTGACATAAAGAAGGAATTTGACAATGGCTAGAACCTTAACCGTAGCACTTGCTGCTGACATTGATGGTCTTCGTAAAGGTTTAAAAGATGCCGAAAAGGTAGTCGATAATTCTAAAGATCAAATTATTGATTTTGGAAAGAAGGCTGCTGCTGCCTTTGCAGTTGCTGGTGCTGCTGCCACGGCGTTTGCAATATCTGCCGTTAAAAATGCTGCTGCTGATCAGGCTGCACAAAGAAAACTTGAAGAAACAATTCGTGCATCTACCAATGCAACCGTTGAGCAAACTGCTGCCGTTGCGTCTTACATTGACAAAACTTCAATTGCCATTGGTGTAACTGATGACCAATTAAGACCAGCACTTTCAAGATTAGTCAGATCAACCAATGATGTTCAAAAGGCCCAAGATTTACTTAATTTAGCATTGGATGTATCTGCTGCAACTGGCAAGCCATTACAAACCGTTGCTGATGCCTTGGGTAAGGCTTATGATGGCAATACAACTTCATTAGGCCGTTTAGGTTTAGGTTTAGATCAAAATATAATCAAGTCCAAGGATATGGATAAGATTTATCAAACCCTTACTGCAACCTTTGGTAACTTTGCTGAGAATGAAGCATTAACAACCGAGAAACAATTTGCAAGAATCCAGATCGCAGTTGATGAAGCAAAAGAATCTATTGGTGCTGCATTACTTCCAGTTGTCGATCGTTTGGCTAAGTTTACCTTGGAAGTATTGGTGCCAGCATTAAACGCATTAGTTGCAGGTCTTGTTGGACAAAATTCAGTTGACGCAGGTGTTACACAAGCAACTGAAGGTGCTTATAATTTTGGGCAACAACTAAGGTCAACTATTGATTTTGTTATTAAAATTAAAGACGAATTAGTTATATTAGGCGGCATTATTGCAACAGTATTTGTTGCCAATAAAATTGCTGCATTTGTTACTGCTATCACCACATTAGTTGCAGCCATGAAAACATTGAGAACAGCAGCAGCAGGTGCAGCCGTTGCAACTGCATTCGCTACTGGTGGCACTTCCGTTGGTGCGGCTGCCTTAGCATTAACTGCCGTTGCTGCTACTTATGGATTAAGTCAGTTTGCGACTGGCGCTGATGAAACTGGCGCAGGCGGATCATCATTTACTTATGGAACAGGAAACCCTCAGTTTGGTTTGCCTACTGGTGGAACTGGATTTACAGGTGGCGGCGGTGGTGGTGGTTTTGGCGGTGGAACTGGATTTACAGGTGGCGGCGGTGGTGGCGGTGGTGGCGGCATTGGAACAACCGCAGCAGGTGCTACAAGTTTAAAAAATCTTGCTGATCGCTTAACTGGTATTCAAAATCAATTTGCTGAATTAACATTTCAAGTTGCTACTGAAGGAATAAGCAAAAAGGCTGCTCAAGCACAATTTGATAAATTAACTGCTGAGTTTAAAGTATTAGAACGCCAGGCTGAAAGATTAAGTGCTGATCCTAGAGTAATAGGTGGAACACCATTTGGCCAGACTGGTGGCAACACTACTAACATTTATGTTTCAGGTGCAGTTGTTGATCCTGAAGGATTGAATAGAACTTTGCAAGATTACGCAACACAATCTGATGCCCGAGGCACAAGTTTTTACGATAAATTTAGATAATTTATGAGCGTATTTACTCCCGATTGGAAATTGACCGTTAATGAAGTCGATTACACAAACATAACTCTGGCGCAATTAAGTCATGAATCTGGCCGTAAAGATATTTACACTCAGCCAATTGCGTCTTATTTACAAATTACGCTTGTAGCATTAAACAATCAAACATTTAATTTTGATATAAACGACGGAATTGCATTACAAGTCAAAGATTCAACTAATGCTTATGTCAGTTTATTTGGTGGCAATATAACTGATTTGACAGTTGAAGTTGGTTTTGCTGGAGCGGCAGGAATTGAGATTCGATACAACATTATTGCAGTAGGTGCATTGGCTAGATTACAAAAAACAATAACTGATGGTGTTTTATCTCAGGATGAAGATGGTAATCAGATTTTAGATTTATTGGATGATTTACTTTTAGATTCATGGAATGAAGTTCCAGCAGGTGAAATTTGGTCTGGTTATGATGCAACAACAACTTGGGAAAATGCTGGCAATGCTGGATTAGGCGAGATAGATACTCCAGGACTTTACACAATGGAAAACCGTGCATCCAATTCAGATACTATTTACAACATAGCAGCCTTAATTGCCAATTCAGCGTTTGGCGTAATTGGTGAAGATAACCAAGGGCGAATCTTTTATGCTGATGCAGATCACCGACAAAATTATCTTTTAAATAATGGTTACATTCAATTAGACGCTGGTCATGCAATTGGCCGAGGTTTAAAGACTACAACTCGGGCTGGCGATATTCGCAATGATATTTACATAAACTACGGCAATAACTTTAATTCTCAGAAAACTGCCACCGACGCAACTTCAATTGCAACTTATGGATATAAGGCTGAAACCATCAACTCAGTAATTCATTCAGCCGTGGATGCTCAAGCCGTGGCAGATCGATACATTGCCCAACGGGCCTATCCTCAACCAGCGTTCGACACCATAACCTTCCCATTGACAAATTCCGAAATTGATGATGAAGACCGTGATGCCTTGCTTGGTGTCTTTATGGGAATGCCAGTTCATTTAATTAACTTGCCAACTCAGATTTCAAGCGGTGAGTTTGAAGGTTATGTCGAGGGCTGGTCCTGGTCAGTTAGTTTTAATCAACTTTATATTACTTTAAATCTATCTCCAACCGCTTATAGCCAAATAGCCATGAGATGGAATACCGTGCCAATAACCGAGGCATGGAACACTTTAAGCCCAACTTTGACATGGGAATACGCTACAATCGTAGCCTGAGTATAGGAGAACAATGGCAAATCCAACCACGAACTATTCGTTTGCTATGCCAACGAATACAGATTTAGTTAAAGATTTACCTGCTGATTTTGACATTTTTGGTCAGGCAGTAGATGATCGCATTAAAGCATTAAACCCATCAACAACTTTGGGTGATATTGAATATCGTTCATCTACAGCAAATACCAATACTAGATTAGCAATTGGAACAACTGGTCAAGTCTTAACTGTATCGGGTGGCGTGCCAAGTTGGGCTGCTGCGCCATCATCAAGTGGCCCAGCATTTAGAGTTTATGGATCAGGCAATCAAAGTATTTCATCTGCTACTGCCACAAAAATTCAATGGGATTCAGAAACTTTTGATACAGACAATTGCTTTGATTCGACAACAAATTACAGATTTACACCAACAAAATCTGGATATTATCAAATAACAATGGGCATTAGATCAACTTGGGGTGGCGGTAATGCATATTTTGAAATGAATTTATACAAAAATGGTGCAAATGATGCAATTATTATAACAAATCCAAGTTCTCCTAGCGGAATTGTAAATGGTGGTGCAATTTTAGTTTATATGAATGGCACAACTGATTATTTAGAAGTTTATTTATACAGTGGTGGAACAAGTCCAATTATCGACAGAGCAAATAGTTATTTTACTGGTGTATGGATTAGGAGTTAGAAATGAATTTATATGAGCAAATAATTGAGGCGTATCCTGAATTAACATCAAAGGATTTTCTGCCTGGTATTGGAGTTATTACATTACAAAATGATAGTGATGGTTTGGGTGATTACATTAAAAAATGGGAGTACTCAAAGCCAATACCAAATGGGCTTACTCTAGGCAAACCAAAAGAGTAATGAAGCCTTGGTTATCTAAAGCGGCTGTTCAGTTTAAAAAACAAGTTGATGAATGCTACCCCGACAGGTCTACTAAAAGCGATGGATGGGTGGCTTCTCTGGCACACTTATCACGAGCATCCAAGTCAGACCACAACCCAGACCCAAAAACAGGATGCGTTAGGGCAATCGACATTACTGCTCGGTTATCTGACGACAAAAGGATTTCAGCATCTTTGGCAGATCAAATTCGATTATACGGGAAAAGCCACGGCCGAATCGCTTATGTGATTTTTGAAGGCAAAATTGCAAGTCCAGTTTTAAGATGGCGTTGGAGAAAATATAGGGGTTACTCACCGCATAACCATCATTTACATTTAAGTTTTGAATCAGATCAAGATCATAACTCAGCCGAGTTTGATATACCACTACTGAAAGGCAACTAATGAAAATAACCAACAAACAAAAAGCAATTCTTAAGTCTTACTTTCGTGGAGTGTTAGTTTCATTTTTGACATTCTTAGCAAGTAATGAACTTGGATTTGATCCAACAATTTCAGTTATAGTTGCCGCATTAGCAGGACCAGCAGCAAAGGCATTAGATAAGTCAGAGGGAGAATATGGCATTGGATCAAATGAATCATGACACCAACAGAATGGGCCGCGTTTGGCTCTGGCGCTTGCGCCGTGCTAACCGCCGTATTTATTGGTTTGAGATTCCTGGTTAAAGGCTGGCTTAACGAACTAAGACCGAACGGTGGTTCTTCGATGAAGGATCAGTTAAATCGCCTAGAACGGCGTGTTGATGAATTGTTTACAATTATTAGTAAGTCATAATTAAAACATGGCGAACACACGGAAAACAAAAAAACGGACTAAGGTCAATCGTCGGCGCGTTCGCCGCACTCCAGAGCCATTGACTAAACTTGATCAATGGTATATTGCAAAGCACGAAATGTTTAAGGCTGCACGAAAGGCTGGATTTTCAGAATCGGTTGCCTTGTATCTTATGGATAGTCCTGATTCAATGCCAGACTGGATTGTCGGAGATGGTGGAATCATCCCAAGTATTCCAACTCCAGATGAAGAAGAAGATTAAAGCAAACCGTAGGTATTTAGTGGTGCCTGATCTCCAAATTCCACTACACCATCCTAAGGCCGTGTCCAATCTAATAAAGATGGCCAGGCATGAAAAATTTGATTTTGTTTTAAATACTGGAGATGAATTAGACTTCACCAGTCAGTCGCGTTGGGTAAAAGGAACCAAAACTGAGTTTGCCGAAACCCTGCATGAAGAACGGGCAATGGCGCAAGATATTTTGTTTGACTTAGGAACCACCGATATTGTCAGGTCCAACCATACTGATCGACTTTATACAACATTGCTTAAAGGCGCTCCAAGCCTGATTGGATTGCCAGAGTTAACCTACGAACGGTTTATGGATTTTAATTCGTTGGGCATTCGCTTCCACCGTAAGGGCTACCAATTTGAAAAGAACTGGTTTTTGGCTCATGGCGACGAAGGCAACATGTCTAAACATGCAGGCATAACAGGCCTTAATTTAGCCAAGAAATGGAATTTAAACACCGTTTGCGGGCATAGCCATAGGCAGGGTGCAGTCCGACACCAAACTGGCTTAAACGGCCGTTATTCAACGATTTGGGGTATCGAGGCGGGGCACTTAATGAACATGAGAGCCGCTAATTACTTAAAATATAACTCAGGCGACTGGAATATGGGTTTTGTAGTTCTTAGTTTTGGTAAAGGTGGCCATCAAGTTGAGTTGATACCAGTTGAGCATAACGGTTCTTTCAGATATAACAGAAGGACCTATGGGTCTTGAAACCGATTATCAGCCCCGCACGATTGATGATCATATCGACGATTTTGAGGATTTATTCGTTATCTAATCGTTATAAAACACGCCGATAGTTTTTTTGTGCAGGTGATTGACAACTGCAATAGTTAACCCATCAGCAAGCGACAGACTTGCGGATAGGGAGCAAGATGTTACAAACAACAGATACAAGGCAGGCAGCAATTGACCTGGCCGATCGTGGCTGGTCAGTTATGCCATTGTTACCAAACAGTAAAGAACCGCACTTTGACTTATGTCGCCGTGCCTACTTATCAGCAACCACCGACAAAGAACTAATTAATTTTTGGTTTGACTTTGATGCCAATGTAAATCTAGGCATTGGGTGTTACCAATCAGGATTGGTTGTTTTTGATATTGACTATCGCAACGGTGGCGAATTTTTATCAATTTTTGAGCCAACTTATACGGTGCAGACTGGTGATGGTTTGCACTTATATTACAAGGCTGATCCAACTGATGTTTTCAGGGGTAAGTTGACTGATGGCATTGATATTAAATGGAAGGGTTATGTTGCAACTGCTCCATCAATGCATCCGTCAGGTGCAAGATATACAGTTATCGATGGCAGAGAGCCTGCCGTCTTGCCTAGCAGATTAAGGGAGTGGGCTACAAGATGAAAGAGCAATTGTTTTATATATTGTTAGGAAGTTTTTTTGGAGTAATGATTGGTTGGGTAATTTACGAATACATTCGTGAACAAGGATATCAATCAGGATATTGGGTTGGCCGCAAAGATGGTTATGACATGCACCGTCGATTGGTCCAATTAGACAAGAAGAATGAAGTGTTTGATTATGACAAGAACTGAAAAGTTATTTGATGAAGCCGTTGCACTCATTCATTCGAGAGGATCACAGTATGGTCATCCAATGCCTCAGCACTCGCGTATCGCTGAACTATGGAGCGCATATCTTGGTTATCCAATTACACCAAATCAAGTTGCAATGGCAATGTGTTTGGTCAAAATCAGCAGATCAGTTGAAAGTCCAGAGGTTGACGATCACTACAAAGACGCACTTGCGTATATTGCAATTTCAAAAACCTGTCATGAAGCAATGCAGGATTCAAAGTTAGATTGGCAGGTATAAGATGGCTTTCAATTTAGATGATTACACTACGGTCCAGGAACGGATTGCCGAGTTCTGGGGAAAGTATGAAAATGGAGCGATACGAACAGAGGTTATCGAGGCCTCAAACACTCGATTCATTGTTGTTGCTAAATTATATAAAAACGCAACCGACGAAAAGCCGTTCTCTACGGGTCATGCTCAAGAGGTCATTAGCGATCGCGGTGTTAATCGTGATTTTGCCCTTGAAAATTGTGAAACGAGTGCAGTTGGAATTGCTGCAAAGTTTGCAAACATTGGCACGAAAAAGCATCTTGCATCTCGCGAAGAAATGGCAAAGGTTAATAAGGTAACTGAAACTAAAAGGGTTTACAGTCCACCTAACTCAAGATCAGCAATGGTTGAGCAAGCCTTAAGATCATCTTTTGATGAAGATGTAAAAAAGGCGGTTAATCCTGAACCAGTTGCATGGAGTGTTGGAGAAGTTGTTGATGCGATAGGTAGTTCAACACCGAATCCACCGCCTGAATGCGAGCATGGCATGATTTTGAAACAAGGTGTGAGCAAAACCAATAAACCCTATTATGGCTATGTTTGCAAAGGGTCCAATAAAGATCATGCTGTTTGGGCCAAGATGACCGCCAATGGTAATTGGTATTTTGCAGGGGGTGAGTAGTGGGGTATATAGCCTTCATAAATGGCAAGAATGTCCAGGTTGTAATTGATGATTCTGGGCCGCACTTAGTCGAATCAGTTATCAAATGCGAATTTTGCGGTGATGACCGAATCTTATCTGATGGCCGTTGCGTAACTTGTTGCCAATTAGATGACACCAAGATATGATTTTAAATGCGAGTTCTGCATGACGCAAGTGGAACTCGTTCTAGCAGTTGATCAGCAGGTGCCCAAGTGTGCTGGATGCATGGGGAAACTTGTGCGCCTCTGGTCAGCAGTTCCAATTCATTTTAAGGGTGATGGATGGGCAGGTAAATCATGATTGTTGATTTATCTAAAGATGAAGTTCGTATCTGCATCCAACTCGCAACTGAAAGATACCTTGCAAAATGGGATTCAGTTGATCGGCCTAACTATGCTGAAGGCAAGGCGCAGGGCAAACTAGAGCATGAATTACTGGCCAATATAAGGGCCAATGTATGCGAATGGGCAGCAGCCAAACTATTTCAACTATCCTGGAATGTGCCTTACTATCCTAACGAAGAACATTGGTGTCGTAAGGACTTGCCTGACATTGGCACGAATACAGAGGTTAGGTCAGTCAGGACTAACAACGCAATACCATTTTGGGAGAAGGACTTGGAGAAGATATTGGTTGCAACTAAATGCCTAGATTTAGAAAAGTTTTCTCAAGTCTTTGTGTTTGGTTATGCCTTACCTGGTGTTTATCAGTCTGATGAATACTTTGATGAATCTATTGCAGGTTGGAGAATACCTCTTGATGACTTTCATTTTGAAGTTTAAATGTAACGGATGCGCTCGCAAAACTGAGTTTATCTGGTTATCTGACATTGATGTTCCTCAAGGTTTTGGCGTATATCAATGTAAAGAGTGCTCATGCGTTGGCACTAAGAACCTTGCTGAACAAATAAACAATGATGCTAAAGTTAATCGCTGCACCCAATGCGGTTCCTGGCAGTTTGAGGGGAAGGAATGCCATACATGCTTGATGCTAATTTGACAGGTGGTTACTTAGATAAATGGTTAGATGAGGATGATTACAGATACAGTTGCAAGTTCATTGTGATCTAAATCATAGTCCACATACTGAGATAATTAGGAAGGTTCCTTGTATATGATTTCAATACTTATGATAGGCTCTAGCCTTAGCATTTGGCCTAAAGCCAAAAATGCGAGCCGCGTGAGCGGATTGCTCGCAAGGTGCTGGCGAGTTGGGATCGCTATATGTTTAGCAACATTTTGGAATTTAGATATAGCACAATCTCAAACAATCAAGGTTAATACATTAAAACAAATTACATTCCATCAATTGAATTATTCATTTGATCAATTCTACTGCGTTGATCAAATTGTATGGAAAGAATCGCGTTGGAATTACAAAGCCAAGAACCCTAAGTCAAGTGCATTTGGGTTGTTTCAGATATTAAAGTATAAAGAAACTGATCCAATTAAACAGATTAAAGATGGGCTTAAATATATTGAACATAGGTATCAAACCCCATG